AGTTTAATGACAATTAAAGCTAAATATCCTAAAGGAACTTAATGGCAAAATTAACATTAACAGATGTAACTACTGGCTATCAATCTACTGCTGCGGTTAATGAATGATAAGTCGTAAAGAACTCATAGACCAACCCGCGCACTGGCTCACAGCGTTTGTCCCGGCTCTCTTAATACTCTGGCAGCCACTGTGGTTCGCATGGCTCGTAATACTGTTTCCTTTAAGCCGGGAGTACTACCAGCATAAGCGTAAAGTTACCCTGTGGAACATGGACCTCTGGTTTGCGTATGCGGGTATCCCTTGTGCATACGGTGTCTACTTTTTGATACGGTGGTTACTCTAATGTCAGACCTAGAAAAGAATTTACTACGGGCTGGTTCAGCGGTGCTCCTCGCGAATCTGATATGGTTGAACATACTAACTATCGAGATCAAAGGGAACGTACAAGAAGAGATCGGAAGGTCCGAAGAAATAGACACCACCCAGAAAGAAAGGATAACGGCTAATACAAATAGGTCGCTACTAACCAGTGAGCGAGTCTCCGGGTTAGTAGCGGAAGTAGGGATATATCATAAATAAATAGGGGAGAACATGTACGAATTTTTTACAGTAGATTGGGTACCTTGGATGATTACCACCGCCTTCATGTGTGGTGGGACCTACTTCGCGATCCGTGGGGATTTATTACGAGCCCTACGTTTAGCCGAAGATGCAAAGAAAGTAGCAGATGATGCACACGTTAGAATAGATTCTATATTACTTAAACGCCGGGAGACTTAGAAATGAAAATGAAAAAGATACTAGAATGGGTAGTCGCAAGACTCAAAGAAAAAACCACATGGGCCGGGATAATATCCGCCGGGGGTTTGCTTGGTCTTAACTTAGCACCTGAACTATGGACCACAGTTGAGGGTTTTGTATTGGCAGCAATTGCTTTAGTAGCGGTATTGACTAAAGAAGAAAAGGTGCCAGCGCTACCTAAAGAGACTAAAGAAGAAAAGTAATGATCAGTTTCTCCCAGTACTTTGGGAGTCGTAGGGACCACCCCTTCGCTACCAAGGAACGAAAAGAATCCGCAGCCCTTCTACTCTCTCGGGTAAACACTTTACTCGAGGAGTATGAGGATTCAACAGGGATGCAAATTGAGAAAGATAAAGACACAGGTACACGTATCTCAGGAAGCCGGGGTGGATATGGTGACGGCGGTTTTCGACTTGCCCAGTCACAAACCGGGGTCAAGGGATCCTCTCACAAACAAGGGATGGGAGTAGATGTTTACGATGAAGGGGACCGGTTAGACAACTGGATAGATAAGAACCCGGGAGTATTGGAAAGGGTAGATCTATATCGAGAATCTGCGGTGTTCACTCCCGGTTGGTGTCACTTACAAACTAGGCCAACAAGTAGACGAACGTATAGACCTTACTAGGAGTACCGATGAAAGAGACACTGTTAAAAATAAGTCTTATAGTATTATTAATCCTCATTACACAGGTCAGGGCAGACCATAGCGCAGACCTGCCGGGTTACAACCCTAACCGTGGATACAATAAAGACAGTTGTGAGTTAATGATCTCTAAGACTACAGGCAGCCAAGGGGAGTGGTTAGGACACTACGTTGGTTGCTTGGTAGAAGACGGCGCATCATATGTATTAGTTATGGAATACATGGTACGGGAACTTACTGCAGAAAAGGCAGAGGAACTGAAAGGTCTAGCTAGAAAATATCCTGAAGAAAAAGACCCGGCTCCTAGTGGCTGGACACCCATATAGTGTTCGCTATGGCTTGGGCCACCTTCGGAAAGTGGGCCTCAATTATCGTGATGGTAGCGGGGATTACAGGGACATACACTTGGTTGATCCATAAAGCCGGGAAGGACTCTATGCTGCCTAAGATAACTAGGCTGGCTACGGAATATCAAGAGTTCAAAAATCAGGTACACGTCAATACTTTATCCGCCGAGAAAAATTCTCGGGTACTTACAGAGGTATATCTGGCTGAACTAAACGCGATGGAGAAGGCTTATGTACTACAGATTGCTAATCTTAATGCTGATATCGATAGTTATAATACTCAGCGGATGCGTGACAAAGACCGTATACGTGCCGCAGAAGATAGAGTTAGTTCCTTATCAGAAGCCGCCGAGCGTTTTGCTGGAACCGATACGAAGTCAAGGGAGTTATCTGAAAAGTTGGAACGACTTGAAGCAGGAATTCTTAATCGAATCATTACCCCTGCCGAGGAAGAAAATGCCCGACTAATGTTATGTCAGGACTACCTGCGTGTAGTTCAGTCGCTGAAGGAAGATTATTCCTCCCTTCAGGAGAAGGTCACCCGGGATCTTGCTCTTCCAGAATAGCAAAGACAGCATGGTTCTGTGCGGTCTGTAAATCTATCTTTCCCCATCGCTTACGGGTCATCGAAGCAATCGTGTAGTTAGTCAGCAACTGCTCCCGGGTTATCCCTATTTTCTTCGAGTAAGTTCCTAAGTTATCAATGAACTCTAGCTCATGCTCAGTGTCATAGGCTGTCCGGCACGGTGCTTGCGAAGACTTATTAATTTTTGGACTCATTTATTTACCTTTAGTATTTGTTGTTAACTTCGTATTGGTCTTCGCCTATCTTTATCACAAACCCCTTTTCTAATGCTTTAGCTAGTAAGGCATCTTCACCTAACTCAAAATTAAAACTAGGACACTGGTTTAACCACAGTTCTTTTTTAGTAAATACAATTTTATTATCTCCTTCCATTATCTCTCCTCGTGCATATAAATAAATATTGGTGTCTCTTCTCCCACATAAGCTCCGGCGACGTTGTAATAAAAGAACTCGACAGCCTCGTCGTAACTCATTGCGTCGTCTTGGGTCATTAAAACTTCTATACACTTATTGTAGCTGTAGACCGCTAAGTCATCTTCCCTCCCGGGCTGACCTACGGTGGTGCCAATGAATGCCCGTTCAAATCCGTCTGCTAGTAACATACTATATCCCCAGTTCACGCTCTAATTTCTTATCTCTGTCCGGTAGGCCATGAAATGCTATGCAGCCGTGTTTGTGATTAGCCCAGTCCCCCAAGATAGCTATTTTACCTCTGGTTAATAGCAACATTTTCTTACTCTGGTTCTCCGGCGGTCTGTCATAGATCCAATAATCATTTTTGGTTACATTCGTATCGGGGTTACTCATTTCTTTCTCCTCTTCTTCATAGCTTCTAGTAAAAGTTCTTGTATATCTTTCTTGCCTTCAATCCTCTGTAGGACTACCTCATCCATTGTCTCCCTAGCGATAATGTTATGTACAAAAACCGGGCGATCAAAGCCAGCTTGGAGTTGCCGCACTGGACCGATACGTTCTAACATCTGCATCCTATGCTCGAGGTTCCAGTTGTGACCGAAGAAACAAATGATATTACCTCCGTACTGCAGGTTCAATCCATGTCCTGCACTTGCCGGGTGAGAAAATAGTATTGGTATCTCTCCTCTGTTCCACTGTTCTATCGTCTCTGTGCTGTCATCCAAAGGTCTCCCCTTGGGGAACGCCTTCATAAGTCTTGCGAGATCACTACGGAAGTTGTACGCCACTAGCACGGGCATTCCTGCAGCCTCCTCTATAACCTCTTCCAAAGCATCTAACTTAGTATCGTGTATGAGCTTCCATTCTTTAGCCGTAGGTTGATCGTCAGTGTATGCGTCCGGGTCCACATAGGCTGCCCCATTAGCTATCTGCAGCAGCTTACCTGACACTACCGCAGCATTGAACGCCTCGATCCCTTTCCCCTCCAACTCAATATAAAATTCTTTTTCCATCTTGTCATATATCTTTCGCGCCTTCACCGGGAGGTCAACGTAGATGTTGTTAACTATTGGGTCTTTTAAATCGAACCAATCTTTAGCCCGGAGGGATATACATATATCAGACAGCGCAGCGTATATTTCCTTATGCGCGTTCTCCCGGGGTGTGAAGGATCGTCCCATGTAATCTGAATTAAACCACCGGTCTCTGAACCCACTGTAAGAAAGCCCTAACCTGTGGCCCCTATCGATCATCCAAGTCTGTCCCCAGAGGTCCATCAACCCGTTGGGTGCAGGTGTGCCAGTTAGTCCTACATACCTCTTGACCTTAGTATGTATCACCCGGGCTAACATCTTCGCACGTTCCGTACCTTGGCGGGTGCGGAAACCTTTCAGCTTAGTAGACTCGTCAGCAATCACATTCCTGAAGTGCCACCTATCACCAAGGTACTCAACCAACCAAGGGATGTTCTCATAATTAATAGTGTAGTATTGAGCGTCATAGTTAAGGGCCCTTCTTCGCTCGGACTCAGTGCCGAGTATTGGCATGACACTGGTACCTGATAGGTGTTCCCACTTCCGTGACTCATCTGTCCACACGCTACGGGCAACCCGCAGGGGAGCAATGATCAACGTGGGTCCTTTGAATCCTATAGACTCCAACTGGTTTCCGGCTGTCAGTGCAGATACCGTTTTACCTAGGCCCATCTCGGCCCAAACTCCACAACGTGGATTGTCCATGATGAAATCAATTGCCAGCTTCTGATACTCTCTCGCTTTAAAAGGTATCCTCTTCATCTCACCATATACCTTCTGTCGTATCTCGCTTTGAATCTGTTCATCCTTTGTCTCCTTGCTGTTCCATATTTTTTGTTAATCTCAGACCTACACTTCGGGCAATACGCATCATATTTACCAGATTTAAGTAAATGTCTCGGGTGTTCATTGCAAGTATGACATGTCTTTGGTTCTCCGGCTTCGACCTCTGGTTCCTTGGGAGCTATAAGAGCACCGTAACCTGACTCCACGAATAGCTTCTTGTACTTCTCATCCTTCTTCATCGGGTACTAGGACTAAACACCGTATAAGGTAAGAGCCGGGGGCGCATGTGGTGCATCAGTCTATCCACCTCGTCGAAGCTACTTACATATCCGGCCCTTCCTCCTTTAGATACAATGTCAGCTATCTCTCGTCGTTGCGCGGGTGTCGGTTTTTCTCCCGGCTTTTTCAACTCTACCAACATCATTCCGTTCAAAATAATTAGCCAGTCTGGCGCGTTCTTCCTATTCTCGTAGTTAACTTTCCGGGCGATACCACCCCGGATCTTTACCTCTTTCAATAGGTACTTTTTAATATCCCTCTCAAGTATCTTCTTCACTGCCATTCCTGTCTCCCCTTATGAGTCTTCTCTATGACCTCTTCGTGGAAGAAACCTTCAAGCCAATGTTCACTGGCCTCGGTACCTTCTTCATATGGGTTGTCCTCTTCCTTATCCCCGTGGAAGCAAGCATCCTTGCCTTCCCGGTAGGCATTCATCTCAGAACCTCTTGCATCTGTAACCAGTTAAAAAGTCTACGAACAGCGTATCCCCGGAAGAAAGAGATAACAGTGAACACTGCGGCTATTATCATGTTGTCGCCTACGGAGGCATAGATTCCAAACATCGGGAACATAACTATCTGCGTGAACACCGCAATGCTATAACCTATGCTGAGGTTAACTACCTGCTCAAGTACTGAGTGTCTTCTTTTTTGCATTTAATCATCTCCATTGCCATATCACACTGACGGTATAAACTTGGTATGTCGGAATCATTATTGATTCGCAAGTCGCCCGATTCATATTCTATCCCGTTCTCGGAAACGTGCTCCGATACCGGTATAGCATCCGGCCTATCCATGTGGATCAAAATTCCGTTCTGACGGATCCATGTTGCTTCGTTGGAGAAGCGAATATCTGCCACCGACATGCCTTGGCATGAGGGGCTTGCAGCCAGCCAGTCGTATTCATGAATCGCAAGCAGGAGCCACCCATTTTCGTTTACACAGTCCCGCATCCACTCGGTGCCCAGTGTCTGCATCATCTCCCGGGGGGATTTTCCAAACACTTTATTCGGGGTCTCTTTATCGGTCTCGCCGTAGTTAACCATAAGCACTGACAACATCCGACGGATGGGATCAGCAAGGCTATATTTCTGTAGTCCATAATTGGTGCATAAATAGTTAGCTGCGGTATCTTTCCCGGATCTTGCCTTTCCACATATTCCTACTAGTATCATGTTATCCCTTTCTATATCTATAAGTTTCAAATCCCGCTGCTGAGAGCGGCAAACCGGTTGTCCATCCTGCACCTTCTGATAACATACTGTCTAACTTTTCTATATTATATTCTGCTGTGTCGGGTACTTCTACTACCACTTCATCGTGTACATGCAAAACTATTTTATACCCGGCATCTTCCATCTTCTGCATCGGATGGTACAAAACATCCCGGGACCCGGCTTGACACACGTTTTCAAAAAACTTTCCCTTCCACGATCCTATCCGGTCCCATCTTTTTGTATACTGATTGACCCCGAGGTAACTAACCTCGCCATCATCATTAACCCGGATGCTGGGGTAGCAGAGATATCTGCCAGATGGCAGTCTTATTCTTAACCAACTGCCATCCCGTTGGACCAACAACGCTCCCGCTACAAATGGCTTTCCCGGTTTAGCAACGGCATTGGTAATAGCGTTGTGCAAAGTGTCCCAATAAGTAGTAATGTTGGAATTAGATTCGCGCCACAATCGTTTGAATGCATCGCACACTATGTATGCTTGCTTGCTCAACCCGAAGGAAGGCATATCTTTCTTCAGTGCCCACTCGTAAAAACCTTCAGCTTGCTCAAGTGTTTCAATCGGGATCTCATCCCATGCTTTCTGCGCCATGTCCTCGATGTCGAATCGGTATCCCAGTGCTCCGGTGACGTATGCACCTACACCGCCAGCGTACTGGAGCATCAGTTCCTGAACCTTACCAATATCTCTCTGCGGCTTCGTTACCTCTTCCGGTTTGACGTGGAAAGACTTAGCGTATGATAGTTTGTACAAATCGTGACCGTCCCCGGTGTCATAGTCTTTAAACGCTTGGAGCTTCCATTGTTCATCCGCTATCCAAGCGGCGAACCGACCTTCAATGTTCGATAGATCAGAGACCACCAGTTTCTTACCCGGAGGCGCGACCAACAGACCACGGATAGCAGAAGAAGCTAAGTGCATTACGTTGTCGTAAAAGAGGGCCTCGGTACCTTCCTTCATACACTCTATACCGTCCTCTATCTCATTAGCCGGGAGAAGTCCCCTACTCGGCAAATTATGCGGCTGGAATGTTCTACCGGCTGCTCGTAGTGTGCGCGAGGCACCACCAAACTGGATGGTACCTCGGCACCTGCCATCTGGCTGTACTGCTTTAATTACTGCGGCGTACTTCGAGGTACTACTAGCTGACTGTTGGAGCCTGATAGCTATAAGATCGCGTACACCCTGTGGTAGATCCGGGTCCTCTATCCTTCGCTGCAAGGTACCTTTTTTCATATCCGGCAGTGCGACACCATGATGCGCTAGTATATGTTCCAGCAAAGCATCACGCTGAGTAGTACTGGCTACATCACCGCTGGTGGCATCTTGAGTCTTCTTGCTCAATTTTATTTGCTCACGTTTTACTGATTCGATGGCGGCGGTAGCCAGTTCGGTATCGACAAAGAAACCTCTGTCGTTAATCTTCTGGTCGAGGTACCATTCCCCGAGCCATGTCTTATTCATGTTCCACTTGGGCATCAGCCTGTGACACTCGCGCATCGCAGTGATATCACCCTTCGCGTAGTCTACAAACCTAGCCCACTCTTCTGGGTGTGTGAGCCTAGTAGGTCGTACAATGGGACCACTCTTCTGTGGTATACAAAAAAGTCTGATGAGCTTCTTACCATCCATCTTGGATAGGTTCTCGCCTACATTGAGGGCCTGACAAAGTTTGTCAAGTGCTCCCGGTAGACTGCACATATAAGCCTGTATCATGGTGTCCCTCCATCTCTCGATGGGTGGGCACAGATCAGGGATACCATTAGACAGTACGGTCCTATCAAACATACTATTGTGTGCCCAGATCTCTACGGCAGGATCTTGTAACGCCTGCTTTAGTTCACCGGGGACCGCGTCATCTTCTGTACGATCCCAACTGTATACCGGACCGTCGTTGATAGCGTAGGTAACTAGCATGATTTCAGAATTGGAGGTGTACTTATAGGTACCATCTCGTATGTTTACTGGTGAGAATGTCTCACAATCGTACCATAACTTATCCACGCTTTTCCTTATAAAGTGGTCTATCCCCCCGAAGCCTGTCAATGATTTCAGGAACACAGGTGTTCGATCATTAGCCGCTGAACAAATACCAGAGCCCACAGCTAAATTTCTATCAGGGTATAACCGTGCGACCAACCACGGCGAGGAATGTCCCGCTCTGGATTTATTATCCGCCAAACATACTATCAAGTTCTTCTGCTGGTGCTGCTACCTCTTCTGCTCCTGCACCTTCTGTGAGATCGTCGAAGTCATCCATACGTGCTGGTGGCGCTCCTGTAAATGCGTCGCCTTCAGACACATATTGGATACCTATCGGCACACAACGTATGCCGGTGAACTCACCTTTCTGCGCCCAGATATCAACGGTGGCGTTCACGAAACACCCGGCGTATAACTTCCCGGAGTTTTCATCTAGAACAGTCCGGGCATCTTGGTCCAACACTAGTATCGGTCCTTTAGCTACGCCCCGGTTGCCGGAGAGTGCCATCATGCCTTCAAACCCCTCGAAGATGTCACCATCTTTATTAGACTTCTCGAAAATATAGCAGAACTTGTTGGACTGCGGCGCGAGGTCTTTCAACTGCTTGTCCGCTTTAGCACCCCATGTTGCTGCAGCTACTGCCTTGATTTCTTTTTGCAGGGCCTTATCATTTGCACTGCCCTTTTCGATGAGAAAGGTAGCACTTCTGCGGAACCTACCATCTCCTGCTTTAAATTCTGCAGGTTCCCACAGGGTACTTAAAAATGCACATCTTACGTTACTTAATTTTACTTTAGCCATCTTTTATTACTCCTATTATTTAAGTTTTAAATCAATCCTCTCAGTACATCTGTTACTGCCACGTCATCGAAATCATCTCTCGGGTTGACGCTTATTGCTGGACGCTTATCCGATGACGGTGCCACCGAAGGTACGCCTTCTGCTTGAGTTATGTGTTGCTTTATTTTAACCCACTGGGGCCCATTAACATTGCCTGCGTTAGCATGCTTCTCTAATGTCGTAGGTGATGCCAATTTGTAGTCATATATGTACCGATGAGTTATCCGCATCGCCAACATATCTTTTTCAAGTGACTCACTATCAGCCCACTTCCGGTTGCCCTTCTTCCCTTGCACCAGTTTCCAGCCGAGCACATCTTCCCCGGTGAAAAGTTTAGCCTCTACCTGTCCCCTGACAGCTTTGCACCAGTCCTCGATGATTGGGATCATAGCCATTTTTTGACTCAGACTGGGCTCTGTTTTCTGGGTGGTAAGGTCCTCGAAGTCGTTTAAAGAAACTGTCTCAAGCACCTTACCTGTGAGAGCCGGGCAGATGGACCTAGCTCTACAAAAGTTATTCCTGCACCACGCTCCCGGTACTAATTTTTCGGTATGTATCTTCGACCTATCTGTGTTAGCAAAGTCTAGTTCATCGTTCGCGTCGAGTGCTGCCTCGTGTATGACTTTTCCACGTTCTAATATCTGATCTATCGTGAGCGTAAACTCAGGGAAGTTATTCTTACGGGGCTGATGTATCACCATCCGTATATTATTTTTAGGTCCATATTTAACGATAGCTGCGAGAGCATAGATGATCAGTTGCAGGTTATCTTTAGCGTCAACGTCTATACCACGTCCATATTTTAAATCATGGACCTGCAGCTCGTTTTCCTTGACCACTACCGCATCCGCAGTACCGTATGCTTTTGTCTCGCCAGTGACCTGCTCCAGTGGCAATCTCTGCTCGATATACAGCTCCCCGTTGCCGCGATAATGTCCAATGTTATCGGTATACCGCTGCACATGCTGAAGCATATCTTCAGTTACTTTCCAAGTGCTGCGGATAGGTTTGTCGACAGTTTTATCCGCAAAGTCCACGGTCTCGTCAGTATAGATAACTATGCTTTTGTCTATGTAGTGACGGGCCTTGCCGTTCTCTTCTAGCCAAGTACTCGCGAGAAAGTGAGCAGCGGTTCCCTCGTCAGCAAACTTAGATGAAGGGTTAGGTAACCCTTGTTCCATCGCTGCAGACCCGGGGCAGTTTATCCACTTAGCTGCACCAGAAGGGCTAAAAGTTGCGTGTCCCATTATTTAGTACTCCTCACATACGCTAGTATGGCACCAAAGTTTTTAGCCGGGACAAACTCTGACTGGAAAGGTTCGCCCCCGGTGAACTGCTTTAGCAGTTTTTGCATCACCGCTGTCCCGGCCTGCTTATCTTTCTTAACCTGTGGCGTTATCCACTCAATAACCTCTTTGCGAACCTCACCAAAAGTAACTTCGACACTTATTTTTTCTGCCGGTGCTGCTTTTGCCGTCAGCTTTTCAGCTACTGTTTTTGTTTTTGCTTTATTGCTTGCCCGGGAGGATGCAAGATCAGCCCGGAGTTCTTCTATCGCTATCTTAATGTCTTTAATGTCTTGTTCAATTCCCATCTTTTGCCCCTTTTTATTAACTAACAAATGAATATTAATATACTAGCCGCCGTAACTAGCATTCCACAGGCGCATATAACCTGCGCGACGTATATCGGCATCATCTCTTTTTCCTCAAGGTCTTCAAAATCAACCTCGACCTCCATGAATACTTCTTCTTCTTCCTCTGCGACATCTTCTATCGTTGCTTCACATAGCCGTACCATTAACTCTCCTTCTAGCTCGGTAGTTACCATCGGCAATAGCTCGTCAATAGTCTTGTCTTCTAACTTTTTCATCACAGCCCATTTGGTAAAAAGTTAATTGTTTGATCGAGGTCTTTAGACATTACCAGATTACCACCTCCTCGGAGCACCCTATGTATTTGCGATAACTCTGTCTTTAACTCCTTCTCGGTCATGTCTCCAAGTCTCCGGGGTGGTTTTGGAGGGTTATTCCAGACCACCGCGTCTACAAGAAGTTCTCCTTCGGATTTTCGCGGTCCTAACCATTTGTTAAGCATCGGGGATCTCCTTTCCAGTTACTAATTTGCCTGCGACCTCGGAATGTATAACTAGGACATTACCTAAATGAAAGTTTGACCTAAACTTTTGAGCTACCCGGTCACACTGTAAAGTAGCCTCGAAGTTAGGTTCATCGGCATCGTCGTCATAAGGGTGCATAATGGTAACTTTTACTCCTTTCCTTTTTTCACCCATTGCGAATTCACTGTAATCCGTGAGGAAAAAATGTTTAACTTTTTCCCGGGTTAATATCTCGATGACATCGCGGAGGAAAAGGATGTGGAGTGCGGACCCGTCAAAAGAGTTTTGGGATTTCTCCTCGAGATCGAGAGATATATAAAAATCAGTCTTCATCGCGTACAGTGTGTCGTCCATCAATAGCCCTCTTTAATAAATTAGTCCCGGTTACCCATCCGGGTTGCAGCAACGGGCGGATACGTTAACAGAACGCCGCACTCAATCTGCAAGGCTTTTTTCTACTACTCCTTCTTTTTACCAAAAATTTTATACCAAATTGACTTCAAATAATCTAGCATTTTCATTCCTTTAAGCAATGTTACTACTTTTCCAATTGGCCTTCAATCTTTATTTTTGTCGTCCAACTCAGATAGTTGTCTTAAAGTTTCTAGAGTGATCGCGGCAGTGTCTGCCACACTTTTACGGAGTAGCTCACACTTTCTTTCTAGTATTTGCTCCCGGCTATTTGCAGCACACTTAACATCTTTCCCGGTGTACCAGTTCTTGATGACTCCCATTTCGCTGTCCCGGGCCCATACCGGGGAGCCTTGATAAATCACAGGGCCACACTTATTAGTGCCTAGGTGTGATTCTACCTTCCGACGATCAAAACTACTCACTGGACCGCCACTGGCGGTTGGTACTCCACCTACTAATTCCATTATTATCATTTCAGTTCTCCTCGTTTTCATTTTTTAGCCAAGTTTTAGCTTTTTCTTTTGAATTAAATATTAGTTCTTGCCAGCCGGTTGGCCAGTGGTGGATGTAAAGATATCCGAGTGTGTTGTCTTTTTCTTCGGTTGCTTTTCGTACAAAATTTAAAGTTTGCATTACGCTTCCTCTTAGTAAAGTGCTTTTTTCAAAGCAGTTGGTAGATTTTTACGGCTCCCGTGAGATTTGACCGCCATTGATTTTATCATTTTACTTCCGGCTTTCTGTTTATCAATGTCTCTAAAAGTTTGATAAAGTGTTACTGATATTTTGGTGAGCCTAACCGGGTACTCCCACCATACCCCGGTCACCCATTTTCGCCCAACTTTTGTACAAGTAAAAAGTCTGTTCCCTTTGTCATTCGTATACGCTTGCGATGTTATCATTTTATTTCCTCGTGGTTATCATCTATTTTATTTTCACGCCGCCTATCTTCTTCCGTTTCCAATCTGAGCTGTTCACGCTCATATAATTCCATATCATCTTCATAATCTTGCATTGGGTCTGACATTCTATTTTCCTCATTAAAATAAAAAAGTTAAACCTCTATCTTACCCACGACGATCAGATATATAGTGACCACGGTGGCTACCCATGCTGCTATAAGCAGTGTTAAAGTTTGCCAGTTGTTAAGTAATATTACGTCCATTTGGTATCCTCCTCTTTTTTTGGTACCTCTTTAAAACACTTGAAACTTTCCAAGTACACCCCATTGATGTACGTGTAGTACACCTTAACCCCATCACGTACTAATATCCCTAGTTCTGGTTCCATCGTATACCTCCTAATATTCAAAATTAATAAAAACTAATTTATCGCCTTTTAATGCCGCTTCAGCGTCGGTGTCCCAACCGAGGCAATCGAACCGTTTAGAAAAAGCGTTATATCCTTGCCTGACAAAAACGGTTTTGGCGGTTGCTGTTTTCTTAAAAAAAGTATCATAGGGCAGTGATCGAATATCTGCCCATCCTTCTTTGGCCCCTTCCTTGATCTGGGCCCGGGTAAGTATCGTTGTGTTCATTTTGTGTCCCCTATTGGTTTAAATTAAATAGATTATGCCTGTAATAATCCGAGCAATTCGGAAACATCCACATCAGGTACAGGTTTTGGTTTCTTGGCTTCTTCGATTCTGTCTCTCGCTCCCTGAATTTCAGCCTTATCAGTAGTAAATTTATACGCACCAGTTGCGGTGATAATGACTTCTCCCCAGATACCAACATTGTGTAATGCTGACATTGCCTTTCTATAATCGTTACAATATTCTGAGAAATCTCGGAAAGTAATAGCACATCTGTTGTAGGGTGTTTCCATCCGCTCCATCCGATATGTATAATATTCTGCTTCTTTTTTCAGTTGGTGAAATTCACCGTTATATAAAGAATCTTCCTCTTTCATAAATTTATAATCTTCGATCTCATGCCTAGCTTTAGTGTTAAACACGATCTTGGTGCTGTCGAATTTGTTGTCTTCACAAAAATATTTAAATGAATATGTCATTTTGTAACCTCCAGTTGCACCCCTTTCGGGGCGCGGTTAATTTAGTCTTCTTCTTCCATCCTTATATATGCATGCGCTCTTTTTAATTCATATCTAAGTTCTTCCACTTCTTTTCTAAGCTCTTTTCGTTCTTGATTATATTTCCCTGTAAGCTCCACTTGTGCAAGATACATGTTAGTAATGTTCTCAAGTTCTTTTCTAAGTTCTGCCATTGTTACCACTGCTTGTTCAAATAATACTTTGTCTGTTAATTTATACATTTTGTATCCTCGGTTTAGATCTCCCCTTTCGGGGAGGGTTTGATTCGTATTTAGATTTCGTTAGTGTAATCCCTAGTATTTAGCCAATCCCTAAATTGTAGATCAATTAGGCAACGTGCCGTATTAACGGCCTTTGATACTACCGGGACCATGTATTCACTCCCTTGCATTGATGCAATTGTATTTACTAATCCGTCGATAGCGGATTGATTTTCTTTACTTAACTCTTTGTATCTGTTGTTTGATTTATTCATTTTGTATCCTCGGTTATGGTACTTCTTTAGACCCATCAACAAAATAACATGCATGTTTTTAAAAAGTCAACATATTTCTTTAAAAAGACATTAATTAGTTTTTCCTTGCACTTTTAATATTTTTTAGAGTAGTCTTATGCAGGTACTTTTATTTATTTAATAACCGGAGATCATTTCCATGTCAGAAATACCTCGTTGGGGGGCCTCCCCAGATGAGTGGGTGCTGTTCAATAAAACACTCGGACTCTCGGACTATCTACTCCCAGTAGTAGCTAACCCTCACGCTTCCATATCACCCGATTCTAAGGTCACCACGATGGGTAAGCTCCCCTCACTATACGACAGTAGAAGAAAAGTATGCGGTATCAAAGGATGGACCAATAAGTCAGCTACACCCGGAGAACTCGTAAAGTGGCAGAACGAGCCAGACTACAGCCTGTGCGTCCGGGGCGTTGGATGTAACGCTTTCGACGTGGATATCGAAGATAAGGAACTATCCTATAAGGTCAAACAATTCCTGCAGGGGCCAGCGCAGATGAATGGCCTTCCTACCCGGTTCCGGGAAGACTCATCCAAGTTTCTAATGCCCTTCAAGTTACCTATTAGTACGGGCAATGGTAAGCGGATCATCAAGTGTGATCACGGAATAATCGAGTGGTTAGCTACCGGGCAACAGTGGGTGGCAGCCGGGACACACACTGGCGGAAAGCGATACCAATGGGAGTCTGGTTACCCGAGTGATGAAATCGACATCCCGACACTTACTATGACACAGGCTGAAGCGGTATGGGATTTACTCGAAGCGGAGTTTGCGACGGAACCATCTGCGCCTGCTAAACTCCCCCGGGCAAGTAAGATGGAGGCAATTCACAACACAGATCCATTACTGAACACGCTCCGGGACAGGAACATGGTGTTAGATACCGAGAGTGACGGGAGAGTGCATATAACCTGCCCGTTCGAGCATGAGCACAGTTCCCAAGGCAGTATTACTTCGACTACCTACTTCCCAGCACATACTAATGGATACGATGAGCCCAGCATCTACTGTCTGCATGCTCATTGCAGTGAAAGACACACCGAGGATTACCTGATGGAGTTGGGGCTAGTGGCTAACGACTTTGAGCCCGTAGTTCCTACTACTACACTACCAGCAGTGGTGGGCGATACTTTTAGTCTGGATGATTTAATACCTCCGCGCAGGAAGTCTCGGTTTAATTTAGAACCGGCCCACAACTTCGCGGCGAAAGGGTTCCTAATCCCTTGGCATATCAAGGGTATTCTACCCAAGTCTCAAGTGGGTATGATTATCGGTCCCCCGGGAGGAGGCAAAACATTCATGGTTCTCGATCTCATGTATGCGATTGCTACCGGTGAAAATTGGCGTGGGTTCCCCGTCAAGCAGGGTGGTGTAGTGTACTTCGCGGTTGAGGGGAAGGACGGCATTCGCGCCCGAATTAAAGCATATGAAGTGGACAGGGGAATAGATGAGTCCAACTCTCCGCCTTTATACATCACGCCGCAAAACGTTAACCTTTCTAAGCGGGATGACGTGCTCGATATTATTGAATCAATTAACAACATTGGAGGGATCAAGATCGTTGTGTTTGATACTCTTTCCAGTGCAAGCCCGGGAGCAAATGAGAACGCTGCAGAAGATATGTCACTACTACTATCTAACTGCCGTTATATAAATGAGAAGACAGATGCTACTGTGTTGTTGGTACATCACACAGGCAAAGATCAAGATCGGGGCGCTCGGGGTTCATCGGCACTACTGGGTGCAGCGGACTTTCAGCTACAGATAGTGCGGAACGCGGACCTCCGGTCAATAGTAGTGAACAAGCTGCGAGACGGTGGTGAGTCGCAGGAACTTGGATTCCGGCTAAAGATGGTGCCTATTGGATTCGACGAGGATGACGCGATGGTTGAGAGCTGTGTTATCGCGCACACTGAGGATATGCCTTTGAAGATGCCTGATAAGGTGGGCAAGATGGAACTCCGGGTCGTAAAATTCTTGAAGAGAATGTACAAACGCGATGAGTTCTACCCGGATCGCAACTCACTCGTAGACTTTATGGTCAATGAGGGCAAATTGAAGCGTTCTAATGTTGATAGGGCACTAAACGCCGCGTTAAAAAAGGATATGGTAAGGAGTCTCGAAGGGATGATAACTGACGTGCAGCCAGAGGAAATAAAGAGGTGAGCTCTTTACCAAAAGAGCAAGTGAGCAATCAAAAGAGCGCGTTTTTGGTATTTTTACAAAAAGGTTCTAATAGTCGTTGATTATAAAGGGAAAAAGGCTATCAATTCCTGGCTCTTTTAGTGAGTGAGCAAATGAGCGATAAGGAAATAGGGTAAGTTATTGATGTTGCTCTTTAAAACGCACATATCCACAGCGCTCGCTCACTCTCTCTCTCTATAAGGAGAGAGAGATGAGCACGGCTAGTGATAATCAAGAGAGCTGCTCACGGTTTTAACTACTCTACGGAGAGATATATTATGAAGGTTCTCGATAAGTGGACATCATGGATGCCCGTGGACCGCGATGATTTCATCTTCTCCGAAGAGGGGAGAGAGATGCCAGTGCCACCTTGGATGAATGTCCGGGTTATGTCAGCGCTGGGTGAACATGAGGAGGTTGAAGCAGCCCGGGAGTTTGAATGGGATGATCAAGGCGAGTACACCTTGATCTTTTACCGGGTAACCCTACAATAGTAATAGGGCCTGTATCGGGTAACGATGGGTACGACCTTGAATGGTATCTCATCCGCTCGGGGCAGGTCCGCTACTAACTTCTTAAAGGAAGTATATGGGATACCGGGCATACGCGAGGAAGACAAAGATACTAGGCGAGAGCTTTTCAAACGCATACTACCGGCTTACAAAGGATCTCCTGTTCAGTCAGGCTATTGCTGCAGGGCATACCTGTTACCGATGCAAGGAAGCGCTTACCCGGGAGACGTTCAGCATCGAGCACAAGATAGACTGGCTGAACCACGAGGAGGCGGCTAAGATGTTCTTTGATGTCGATAACATCGCGTATAGCCATTTGCAGTGCAATACCCGGGCTCAAGCGTACAAGAATAGAAAAGGCCCGGTAGAGGATGGGAAGAGAACGAGGGCCAATAGGAACAGACACCGGGCACGAGTGTATGACTCTGCCGCGCGGAAAGAGAAGTACAAGAGGCTAGGGACATAGTAATCTAACAGAGGAGATAAGATGTTAATGATGACCGGAGATAAATTCATGACGTGGCTGATGGTAAGAGACAAGGTAACTGCGGTCCAAGGTCAGCTACTAGGACTAATTGATGACACACTGTGGGAAGTTAGCTACGGTTCTGAGCTGCGGTCCTCGGGCCTCAGAACGATACTGCACGAGAAGGACATGCTGCCCACGGACAGCGAAAAGCCGAGCGATAAACTAGGAGTAATAGTATGAGTAAATTTTTGCACAAAGTGTTAGATGCGATGTTCCCGCCGTACCGGGAGAAGATTAACCGAGGTCAGGGGACCAGTGACCTGACAGTAGTGTATGAGAATCTGCTTACGAGTCTAGAGAACCAGCGAGATGTGCTCTACAAAGATATATCAGAGCAGCAAGGATGGGTGGCAACGATCCCGGACCGCAGACACTTGAGACATCTGGAAGAGGAGTTAGACTCGATAGACCGTGACATATCGTCAGTTCTCCGTTCCCGACGACGGGTAGCTGAGGACAGTTCTTCTGGTACAGCAAAGCCTTGATATATGCGCGATATATCGATATTGTCGGCTTATGAGCGATACTGACATCGACGACCTGATACCTCCTAGTATTAGTGAGGACCGTGAACCTAAGCCGATATCAGCGAAAGGCCAGAAGTACGTCGACGAGTACATGGTAGATATGAATGCCTCCCGGGCCGCGAGAGCTGCCGGGTATACCAACAGCACGATACCTCGAGAGTACGCGGTAACGGTTGAGATCGAGAGAAGAAGGAAGGCAGACGCGCGGAAGTTGAAGATAACCGAGAACCGTAACTTGAAGGAGTATGCCCGGATAGCGTACTTCGATCCAAGGAGAATGTTTAAGGAAGACGGTACCGCTAAAGATATACATGAGTTAGATGATGATATGGCAGCATGCATCGCTGGCTTTGATTACACAGAGGAAGGCGCAGACAAGAACTTCAGGAGAACATTCAAGTATAAGTTCATACCGAAGATGCCTGCGCTCGAATCGTTATCCAAGGTCCTAGGACTCTTTCCGAGTGAGAAGCATGAAGTAACCGGGAAGGGAGGAGGACCAATCGAGATGGCAGAGATGTCACTACACGATAAGGGTAGGAGATTAGCGTTCGTGCTGAACAGCGCATTGAGAGCTAAAGAAGACACAGTAGATGTGTCAACTGAGGAAGTACAAGGGAATTCTACAATTGTAACTAAGGAGATTAAATTATGACAGCATTTTTACATAACATATATGGACGTAAGTTAGGCGTGGATCACAATGAGAACGTACTAGCCAAGCAAGGTTTAGGAGTTGGATCAAAGGGCAATCAGTTCCTAGTTCCTTCACCGTACACCGCAGTACTGTTAGATGACTTCGTTGGGGATACACTATCAACGGATAACTGGCTATCTGCAGAAGGATCAGATGCTCAAGCAACAGCAGCTATATTAGCTGGTGGGATAGGCGGAGTTGCTCGGTTGACTACTGGTAACGCAGGTTCCGGGGTAGCTGCTGATGCGGTAACCGTAAACGGCGCACTACAGTGGCAAGCGAGTAATGACAACCTTGTATTTGAAACAAGGATCAAACACTCACGTATCACTAACGCTTACACCTTTGTAGGGTTCACTGATGTAGCTACCGGAGTTGAAGCTCCAGTAACACTAAGCGGAACTACATTCACGACTAACGCTTCAGATGCAGTAGGCTGGATGTTCGATACAGCAGCTACCACTGACACTTGGAGAATGGTAGGTGTAGCTGCTAACACAGATGCGACTGAACAAGACTCAGCAGCTTCTCCGGTTGCGGCTGATTATGAAACACTAAGAGTCGAGATAGACGTGTTAGGTGTGGCTAAGTTCTTCCGTAATGGACTTCCTGTTGGAACAGCTATGACAGGAGCACTTACTCCAGCTACAGATCTATGCCCTGTCGTATACACCAGTAACTTGAGTGGTACGGATTCTTATACCCTAGACGTTGATTACATATACGTATCAATGGACCGGGCTGCTGTTGGGGGTGCTGCTTAATTAAGTAGCCACTTGCGAGGGGGCCTTCTCACGAGGGTCCCTCCCTGAATATACATATAGATAGGAGAAATAATATGCCCCAAGGAAAAGGTACATACGGTAAGAAACGAGGAAGACCGCCGGTCCCAGCTAAGAAGAAGAAGCCATATATGTTGGCGCAAGGCTAAAAGGAGATAACTTATGGCAGGATCGAATATAGCAAGACATAAAAGCGGAACGATAATAGCTACCGTTAACCCAGCAACAGGAAGCGCTCAAGCACTAGTAGCCGCAGCAGCAGCCAACGTCAAGATCAGAGTGGTATGGCTGGCATTAAACTGCGCCGGGGGAGCTAACACCGTACAGTTCAATTCAGCAACTACAGCGATTATGCCGTTGATGGGATTTGCGACATTGGAGTCCCTAGTGTTGCCGTACAACCCCAATGGTTGGTTTGAGACGGCAGCCAACGAGGCTCTCAACTGTACGCTTGGAAGCGGTACTGCTGTTGGGATGCAGATAGGTTACGTCCACTCGACAGTTTAAATTGTCAGGAACAGGTGTAAGTGAATAGCCTGAAAGAGATACTCGACGTACTAGAGGGGGTTCCTGCAGAAGAAGAGGAACTACTCAATGCAATGGTTAACGAGAGTGTTAAGGAACAGATATGGGTTCCTAACCCCGGTCCACAAACCGAGGCATACTTCTGCAAGGCGGATGAGCTGTTCTATGGAGGACAAGCAGGAGGGGGTAAGACAGATCTAGGAATTGGGTTAGCCCTGACAGCGCACACAAGATCTTTGATACTACGACGCACCAGTAAAGAGGTGAACGAACTGGTAGATAGGATGGAAGCGATCATAGGCAACAGAGACGGCTGGGGTGGTATTCAAGCCGGAGTATGGCGTAGGCCCTACGGTAAACTGGTAGCCCTAGGTGGATGCAACGAAGAGAAGGATAAGCAGAAGTACAAGGGCATCCCAAGAGATCTGTACTACTTCGATGAGGTATCAGACTTTGAAAGATCCCAGTATGAATTCATTATCGCATGGAACAGGACAGTTACTAAGGGACAGAGATGCCGGGTGGTCTGTGGTGGAAACCCGCCGACTAGACCAGAAGGACTATGGGTAGTAGAACGATGGTCTGCGTGGTTAGATCCACAACATACTAAACCGGCTAAACCCGGAGAGTTGAGATGGTACACGACAAGTCAGGATCAGGAGATAGAGGTGGACGGGCGAGGGCCCCACTGGGTAGACGGAAGAGAAGTGTATGCTCGTTCGAGAACTTACTTACCCGCGTCTCTGCAGGACAATCCAGACCTGATGAACACTACAGACTATCAAGCTAACTTAGATTCACTCCCACAAGAATTGAGAGCAGCGTATAGAGACGGAGACTTTGGTACCGCATTACGAGATAACCCTTGGCAGGTGATACCTACTCAGTGGGTAACCGACGCACAGAAGAGATGGACCCCGGAGATACCAGCAGGAGTACCGATGTGTGCGATGGGAGTAGATATCGCGATTGCTAAAGATAAGTACGTGATACAGACAAGACATGACGGGTGGTTCAACAAAGCTACGGTGGTGCCCGGGAACGAGATATCGGACGCTAAGAAACAAGCAGGCCGGGTAGTATCAGAAAGAAGAGACAACGCGAAGGTGATAGTAGATGTCGGCGGCGGTTGGGGTGCCGATTGTTACGGACACTTGATGAAGAACGGCATTGACGCGATGGCTTACATGGGAGTTAAAGGTAGTATTAAGAAATCCAAGGATGGTAAGTTTTCTTTTACCAACGTGAGGACCGAAGCCTTCTGGAAACTTAGGGAAGCGTTAGACCCCTCACAACCCGGGGGCTCGATGGTATCTTTACCTCCAAGCGTAACCCTCAAAGCTGATCTGTGTGCTCCCTCATATAAAGTCAAGGGAAAGATGCACGGAGCTTCGATGGCAGTAGAGTCTAAGGAGGATGTCTGCAAGAGATTAGGACGTTCGACAGATGAAGGTGATGCAGTAATTATGTGTTACTACGATGGGGTGCTCCAAGCAAACCTAGCAGGTGGGTGGGTTGGTGGCGCTGCAGGAAGAGACCCTAAAGTAAACATGGGGTCGAGACACAAAGTAAAGGCTAACAGGAGATCGCGTTGATACTTAATCTATGCGTACAATTGTGTTACTTTAGCAACTTAATCTAAGGAGGGTGTATGCCAAGTATGTTTTCAGGACCACCGAAAAAACCAAAACCAAAGAGTCGCGCTGTACTCGCGGCGGAAGAATTAGAGCGAAGAAACAAACTCGCACCGAAGGATGATAAGGATGTCACGAAAGTCGCGAGACGTAGAGCGACAATGGCAAGCGCTAAGACAGGAGGAAGAGGGAGTACTCTACTGTCGGATGAAAAGCTAGGCGGCGGTTAAGATGCCGTTTATGATCCCAATAGCTGTGGCGGCAGGCAGTATGTTAGCCAGCGCCGGGACTGCAGCGCTAGGAGCGATAGGATCGATAGGGTCTGCTTTGGGAGCTGCTACGGGACTCACTGCTGGTGCGGGAGCTATCGGAACCGGAGCAAGTGCGATGACTATGGCTTCTCAGGTAGCCGCGTTCACTGGAGCAGGGACTTCATTAGCAGGAGCTGGTGCGGCGGCAAGCGCAGGTACAGGGCTGTCATTAGCATCACTAGCGCCCGTCGCTAGTAGCGCGGCTAGTAGTGCATTTACTGCGTCTAATGTCATAGGGGCGGGTAGTGTAGGAGCAAGCCTATTAAGCACAGCGATGAAAACAGGTGGAGATATAATTCTGCCGAATGCTAGTAGCACACCGGAGGCGACAGCTCTCCCGATGCAAGATAGTGATCGCCTGAAGAACGCTAAGAAACTAAGTATTAGAAAACAACGCGCGACGGGAGGACGTTCAAGCACGATGTTATCTAGTAGCGAAGGCGATTCTCTGGGAGCTTAATACATGCAATCAAAAGAAGCGTTCATAAAACAACAAGGGATGCAGCTATTCGGTAACCGGGGTAGCCTGATGTATTACTGGCAAGAAATAGCATCCAACTTTTACCCGGAACGTGCAGACTTTACCGTGGACAGAACTCTAGGAGAAGACTTCGCGTCTGATCTTGCTACGGGTTTTCCACTGATGGTCCGTCGTGATCTAGGTAATGCCTTTAGTGGTATGCTACGGCCTACGAGTAAGAAGTGGTTCCATATACAGGTAGAAAATTGGGACACGGTAGGCACGGAAGCTAAGAGGTGGTTAGAAAAAGCAGAAGATAGGATGCGTAAGGCGATGTATCATAAAGATACACAGTTTGTTATCGCGATGAAGCAAGGCGATCACGATTTCGCAGCGTTCGGACAGGATGTAATACAACTTTCGTTAAACAGTACAGCTAACGGGTTACTGTATAGGTGCTGGCACCTAAGAGATGTAGCTTGGGTGGCTGATACAGACAACAAGATAGCTACGGTGTTCCGTAAGTGGGAGCCTACTGCAGCAGAATTGGTGAAATTATTCCCAAAGAGCTGCCACGAGGAGGTCCACACTAAGATTAAAAACGGACACTCAAACGAGAAGATTAAAGTATGGCATGCGATTATGCCAGTTGAAGTATCAGGTCCTTTTGCAGAGGATATAAAGACTCCGTTCGTAGGTGTCTACTTTGATACCGAAAACAACCACATCATGGAAGAAGTAGGTTCCAAAAGACAAGAATATATTATACCGAGATGGCAGACCGTATCAGGGTCGCAGTACGCTTATTCCCCAGCAACAGTCGTAGCCTTATCTGATGCACGAACTCTTCAGGAAATGACAATAACATTACTGGAGGCTGGAGAAAAGTCTACCAATCCCCCACTACTCGGTGTGAAGGGCGCATTAAGATCAGATGTGAACTTAATGGCAGGAGGATTAACTTGGGTTGACTCAGAATATGATGAACGGTTAGGGGAAGTGTTAAGACCGCTAACGGTTGATAAATCAGGACTACCAACAGGATTTATGATGGCTGATACTTTACAGGATCAGCTAGTCAAGGCTTTCTTTTTAGATAAATTATCACTACCTCCACAAGATGTAGAGATGACAGCGTTTGAAACCGGGAAGAGAGTAGAAGAATATATCCGCAATGCGTTGCCACTCTTTGAGCCGATGGAATCAGAGTCGAATACTCCGATATGTGAGAACACGTTCGAGATGTTGTTGGAAAACGGAGTGTTTGGTAGCCCGTATGAGGTCCCGGACGAACTAAAAGACCGCAATGTTGAGTTTGTATTTGAGTCTCCACTGCACGATGCGCTAGAACGCCAGAAAGGTCAGAGGTTACTTGAAGCTGCGTCACTCATTGCAAACATATCTGCTATTGATCCAAACGTCAGACACACAATAGATGCTGCTGTCGGGGTACGAGACACATTGCATGGTAGTGGTGTCCCGGCTAAGTGGATAAGATCTGCGGGAGAAGTAGCAGAGATCGCGAAGAACGAAGCTAAACAGCAAGAACAGGCACAGATGATGGAACAGATGAAGGTAGGATCAGAAGTCGCTAAGAATATAGGTAGTGTACAACCCCCGGGAGGAATAGCACCACCGGAGGGACCATAATAAGGAGCAGTAAATGCCCACGAAGAAGATTGAACAACCAAGTCCGTTAATACCCCCAAAATATGTACCAGCAGATGCTACGGCTATCCAAGCCCTAGCGGTGGGGGAAGCCAATAAACAACAACAACTCCGAGCACTAGAGTGGATACTGCACGGGGCCTCAAATTATCAAGACGTTGAGTATAGAACTAATGATCGGGACCATGCTTTTGGTTCGGGTCGTAGATTTGTTGGTTTGCAAGTTGTGAAACTAATGAGTCTTAATGTAGCAGCGCTATTAAAGAAACAAGAATAACACCCACACACACAGGAGAATAAGATGGCTGAAGATATCGTAGAAGAGGTAGTAGAAGAGGCAGTGGTAGAAGAGACGGCGGTAGAAGAGGTAGTAGAAGAGAAGGTCGAACCTACGGGATGGGAAGCTGAAAGGCTAAAAATAGCCGATGGAGACGAGAAGCTCCTCAAGAGGCTAGAACGATACGGCACCCGGGACGATGCACTCAAAGCCGGGATAGAAGCACAGAATAAGATAGGCAGTGTGAAGGCAAAAGGAAAACCCGACAAGGATTCCTCAGAAGGAGAGGTAATAGATTATCGTGAGGCTAACGATATTCCGAAGACACCAACAGACTATAAGATGGATTTAGAAACAGGACTTGTACTTGGTGACGGAGACCTACCTGCCGTTGAAGAGTTCCAGAAGTTAGCACACGAGCTGAATTTATCTAACAAAGAAGTGAGTGCTATCGTCAATGCTCAGATACGACAGAAGGAAGAATTCCTCGAGAATCAAAACCGGGAGGATGCAGAAGCTGAATTAAACGCCCGGGAGGAACTAACATCAGAGGACGTATGGGGTGGAGAGTTGAAAAAGAATCTCAACATGATCAATGCCTTTTTAGACACCGCACCTCCGGGAGTTAAAGAAGGACTCTGGACCGCTAGGTTAGAAGACGGAACCCCAGTAGCTAGTAACCCGACGATGTTGAGATGGCTTAATAATGTCGCCAGACAGCTAAATCCTTTAGGCACGGTAGTTCCACAAGCTGGAGCCTCCGCGATAGATACCGTAGAGAATGAAATCGAGTCCATTAATAAAGAGATGGGTAAAGGTAAGGAGGGTCCATACTACAAGGGCTCCGGTGCTGTGAAGATGCAGAACCGGTACCGGGAACTTCTTGAGATGCAGGAAAAACACAAAGGAGTTAAGTAATACGGTTGATATATGCGTATTAAGTCAGTACTATTTGGGAAGTATTTAATATAGTAAGTGTAAGGCCCAAGTAGTTTGTTGCTCCCGATCTCTAGAAGACACCCGGGGACAGCATCCAAAAGGCACCCCTGAGACTTTGCTAATAGGGAAAGATTCTATTTTCAACTTTTATAGGGGAGGCCCAAATGGCTGAATCCGCATTCCAAACGCAATATAGACAAGAATTTATTCAAGGCTTCGAGCGTCTACAATCATACGCTCGGGACACCGTAACGACTGAAGTAGAAGTCAAAGGTAATACAGCTACATTTTTAGTTGCTGATTCCGGTGACGCTGCTGCAGTTACCCGTGGTCTTAATGGTCTTATACCCGGACGTGCTGACGCACTAACCCAAAACACCGCAACATTGGTGGAATGGCATGACGTACCAAAGAAAACCGGCTTCAACATCTTTGCTTCACAAGGTGATCAACGCCGGATCATGCAAGAAACCTCAATGCATGTTATCAATCGGAAAATTGATGATGACATCATTACTGAGCTTAATACTGGAACGGTTAATACCGGTGCCACTACTCAAGCCAGTTTGGACTTGGTTATGCATGCTACTACGTTACTGGGCAACGCTGATGTACCATTTGACGGAAACATCTCCGCGTTAATTACTCCAGCTTTCTACTCATACTTGATGCAGACTACTGAGTTCGCTAGTGCTGACTTTGTTGATAACAAACCTTTCTCCGGTAAGAACATGTTCTTCCGTTGGGCTGGTGTTAACTTCATTGTTCATACAGGCTTACCCGGTGCAGCAACAAGCGCTGAGAAGTGTTTCATATATCACAAATCAGCTATTGGTCATGCGATCAACAGTGGTGGTATTCAAACACAAGTTGGATACAACGAAGAAAATGATTACTCATTCGCTCGTTGTACTGTGTATATGGGCTCACAACTTCTGCAGAACGAAGGTGTTATCGTGGTAAACCACGACGGCTCTGGATTCGCAGCAGGCGCTTAATAGCAGGTAGACAGCAACCCTTCGGGGTTGCGTCATTAATTTTTTAGGAGAACTTAATTATGGCATACGCAACGACTGACACACTTAACCTTTTGACCCCAGCCTCTTTAGGTGCGGGTCCACGTCTTTGGTATCATGAATCGGCTGATAATACAGCAGCCGCAGATGCTGACGGGTTTATCACCGACGCTCTCGCAAGAGGGATAAACGCAGGAGATCTACTCTGGCACAAAGACACTGCTACAAATATAGTGACATCACACTACGTGCTTGCAAGCACATCTGCACCAACTACCGCTGTTGATTTGAGCGACGGTACTGTTATTGGATCAGGTACAAATTCAGACTAATCTAGACTATAGATGTTTTACTGTGGTGGTGGTATCTTGGGCGGGTATCCTTCGGGGTGCCCGTTTTTTATAATAATAGGAGCCACCTAGATGAAACCACTCGCAAGTAATAAATTTAAGAACGCAGAATTTGTACGAAACGTGTTCGCGATCACTCCACCACCCGGGGTGACAATAGAAGATATGTTGAAAAGAGAGTACTGGACAAACGTAGCAAACTTATTAGGACCGATGGCACGAATAGAAGTATTGCCCCGGGACGGTAAGTTCTTTGCAGAGTTGATTGTAACTGCCTCTGGTAAGAACTGGGCTAACGTATGTCTCAGGGATTATGTAGTACTAGATAACTTCAACGCTCCTGCTGACAACTCCATATACACTGTCAAACATTTAGGCGGTGACTCAGGATGGGCTGTTGTGAGGAATAGCGATAAGCAAGTCATGGGTGATGGTTTTGATACCTCTGATGAAGCTAACGCATGGTTGGAGAATTTTAGCGAATAGGAGTTAACCTATGGCGGTAACACAACTAGACTTATACAACGATGCTCTCTTTATATTAGGAGAGCGCGAGTTGGCAACAATCGATGAAGATGTGGAGCCGCGTCACGTATTAGATCAAGCATGGACTAAGGCAAGGGACTACTGCTTACAGCAGGGCCACTGGAAATTTGCATTACGAAGTTCTAAGTTTGATTTCACTCCTTCTGTCACACCTGCATTCGGATATAGTAGAGCGATAGAGAAACCATCAGATTATATTAGAACTAGCCGGGTATGTTCAGATGAGTTCTTCAATTCACCTTACAGCCAATACACCGAAGAGCAAGGATTCTGGTACTCTGAGTTAGACTCTTTATACATTCAATACGTGTCTAATGATACAAACTATGGATACGACTACTCAGCATGGCCTGAAACTTTTAGTTACTTTGTAGCCGCATACTTAGCTTTCCGTATTCGTAGACGTATCATGCCGTCCCTCGAAGCTAGAGAGATTGCACAAGAACTCGCGACGGCAAAGGACAACGCACTATCTAAAGATGCAGTAGAAGGGCCTACACAACAGCTACCGGTGGGTAAGTGGGTGAACGCTCGACACGGAGGAAGACGTAAGAGTTATTATGACCGCACTACTAGAGGCGTATAACTCATGGGCACAGAGGATTTTAAATTAGCTTTCAACCGTGGGGTAGTTGATAAGACCGCTTACGGGAGAGCCGATATCAAACGACTGGCGTTGTCGGCAGAAACACAAAAAAACTGGCTGCCTCGAGCGATGGGACCGATGTCGTTACGCCCGGGTACGCAGTATATAACTCCCACTAAAGGAAATGCAGAGGCACGGATGATACCATTCGTGTTCGCGCTAGGTGATACCGCTATCATCGAGTTAACTAATCTAAGCATGCGGGTACTGGTTAATGACGTTGTTGTTACTCGGGTCGCGGTAGACACGGCAACGGCAAACGGAAGTTTTTCTTCAGATCTGGCCAGTTGGACGGACGCAGATGCCGGGGCAGGAGTCTCTGCGTGGCTCAGTGGCAGCTATATGTCTCTTCTTGGGGACGGTACGCAACAGGCTTCCCGTAAACAGACAGTCTCTGTATCCTCGGCGGATCGGAACAAACAACACGCTCTAAACATAATTATCGAGAGGGGTAATGTTACTCTCAGAGTAGGGAGTGCCGACGGAGGCGACCAATATATTGGTGAGACAAGCCTCGGGGTTGGGTACCACTCTCTGGCTTTTACCCCTACGGGAGCTAATACTTTTATAGAGCTATTTAATCGTGACGATTATGCGGCTCTAGTAACTTCTTGTACCGTCGCTAGTTCAGGGGATATGGTCCTTACGACCACAATCACTACCGCGATACTAGATGACATACGCCACAGCCAGTCTGGGGATGTAATATTTATGCCTTGTGGTCTGACGCATAGACCTATGAGGATAGAACGTAGGGGGACTAGTTCGTGGTCTATTGTAAATTATGTTACCTCGAAAGGTCCCTACCGGTCAGCCAATGTCACTCCAATAACCATAGCCGCAAGTGCATTAAACGGCACGATCACCCTGACCGCTTCTAAAGCTATATTTAAGAGCACTAACATCGGGAGCCTATATTCGGTTACTTCAGTAGGGCAGGACGTAAGCTCCTCGTTAAGTGCTGAGAATACTTTCACGAATGCGATACGGGTGGCGGGGATTACAACCGGGCGAGAATTTAATGTCACAGTTACGGGCACTTGGAGCGCTACTGTTACGCTGCAGCGTTCTGTAGGCGCGATAGGAGCGTGGACGGACGTAGAGACCTACACAGGTAACCAGAACAAGACCTATGATGACACCTTCGATAATCAAGTCATATTTTATCGACTAGGTATTCAAACTGGTGCTTACAGCTCTGGGACAGCGGTATGCTCCTTAGTGTATACGGGCGGCGGATCGACGGGACACGCACTCGCGGTAGCTTTTAATAGCGCGACGGTAATGCAGGCAGTAGTGTTGGATGACTTCGGTAAGACTTCTCCAAGTGACAACTGGAAAGAAGGCCGTTGGTCTACCCGTAGGGGTTTTCCTTCGGCGGTTGCATTCTTTGGTGCACGATTATGGTTGGCAGGTAAAGACAGAACGATAGGGTCCGTGGTAGATGACTTTTCTAACCACGATCAGGATTATGTAGGAGATGCGGGACCGATTGATAGAAGTATTGGTACCGGCCCTGTTGACAAAATTAACTGGTTGATTCAGCTACAGCAATTAGTAGCGGGAGCTGAAGGCGCAGAGTTTTTGTGTAGATCTTCTAGCTTAGAGGAACCACTAACACCTACTAATTATAATTTACGAGAAGCTACAACCTATGGCTCGACTAACGTCGGGGCAATTAAAATTGATGCAAGCGCGATCTTCGTAGATCGTACCGCCACTCGAGTTATGGAAGTTGTAACGGATGCGGCTACGATGGAGACGGGCGAGTTGACTGTTCTATCCCATGATGTATGTAAACCCGGCATAGTACGAATAGCAGTTCAGCGTAGACCTGAGACTACGGTTCACTTAGTAAGAAGTGATGGTACCGCAGTACTGATGGTGTTCGACAGGGCAGAAGAGGTGAAGGCTTTTGTAACGTATGAGACCGACGGACTGGTAGAGGATGTAGTAATAATACCGGGAGCCATTGAGGATACCGTGTACTATGTAGTGAAGAGAACAATCAACTCTGTTGTTAAAAGGTATATTGAGAAGTGGGCACTACAGAGTGAAACAATTGGTGGGGCCACTACCAACAAGATGTTAGATTCTTTTGTGGTCTTTAGCGGAAGCCCTACGGCCTCGATGACGGGACTAACTCACCTAATAGGTAAGTCAGTGTATGTCTGGGCTAATGGACAGGATGAAGGACCACACACGGTAAGTGGTAGCGGGGCGATAACCCTAGACACGGCAACAGGAAATGCCATCATAGGGTTGAGGTATGAGGCGCTGTTTAAGAGCACGAAGATTGGATACGCTACGATAGGGACTCAGTCTATGGCAAACCCACGCAGGGTTACACAGATGGGGTTCACTTTGACAGACAGTCATAACCGAGCGCTACAGTACGGAACAGATGATACTCACTTGAACTTACTCCCTAAAATGAAGAAAGGGAAACCTGTAGGCACAAATGAAGTGTTCAGTTTCTATGATGAGGACGCGGTAGCTGTAAACGGAGTGTACGATGTGGACAGCAGACTAGTATTGAAAGCAGTCTCTCCCCTACCATGTACTGTAGCAACAGTAACTATATTTATTGAAGATGGGAGAAGGAAAGGTGGAAGCACCGGAAGCTAGGTATGCAACACAAGCAGATGCTAGAAAGTTTTATGGAGGAGAAGACCCTATTAAAACTTTCAGGGGAGTAGTAGTTGAGCAGGGAGACTCTATAATTGCTATCGGGGGAGTGTACCGGGACAGGGATTACCTAATAGCTTTCTCTGACTTTAAAGAGGGAGCACTCAAGTATAAGAAAGCAATTGTAAAGGCTACAAACATGGCGGTGAAGTTGATGGATTTATATCGGGAGGTGCATGTTCTAGTGACTCCCGAAACCGGAAGGCCAACGTCACACAGCTTTATAACACACTATGGATTTAAAGAGGTTCCCGGAAGGCCGGGGCTCTATATATGGAGGAATGCACAATGCAAATGATCGCGGGCGTAGCACCAATGGTCGGAGGGCTACTTGGAGCAGGAGGACAACTCGATGCAGGTAAACAACAATACTCGGATAGTATATACGAGGCTTACCAGCTTAGAGAAAATGCTAAGAAGGCAGCAGCACAGGGGAGTGTTGATGTAGAAAACAAAGACCGAGAATTTGATTACCTCGCTTCTAAAGCATTAGCTATCGCTGGTCATAGTGGTGGAGGTATCTCAGATCCTACTATAGAAAAGTTACTATCTGATATCGCCGGAGAGGGCGCGATAGCGAAGAGTAGAATTCTATATGGTGCCCAAGAAGAATCTAATAAATACAAGCAAGCAGCAACGGCTAAAGAAGTATCTGGCAAGAGAGGATTGAAGGCCAGTAAAACTGCAGCGCTGTCTACGGTGTTATCTGGTGCGGGAACCGGAGCGTCAGGGTGGTTTGGTGCAGGTAGGTTCTTTAGAGATTCTACGGGAGCATTTATTTAATGGCTATCATACCAGACCCAGCAGGTCTTAAAAGACAAAGTATAAACCCTAACAAGAGTGTAGTCTCGTTAGAGAACAGCGGCGCTGAAGGGTTAGCGACAGCCAAACTATCTGTCGCCGCCGGGAACAGTGCGAGTAGGGTTGCTCGTATGGCTCTGTACCACGCGGAGCAACAAGATGTGCAACAAGCGAAGGACGCAGAGCTACAACTCCGCGCAGGGGTATTGGAGTTATCGAAGGAAGCCTTAGCTGTAAAGGGCAAGGACGCATATACCCAAGGCCCTAATGGTTATAACACGAGGTGGGATGCTAGATATCAAGAGCTACAAGAGAGGGTGGGCGCATCCAACAACCTCTCTGAAAACGGAATGATGAAGTATAACAGTGCCGCCAAGTTGGGAGGAGTGAACTTCCGGGCGAAGAGGTATCAACACTCGATGACGCAGGAAGATGCACATAAGAGTACCTTGTTCACTAAAGGACTGGAAGTAACGCTAAACGAAGCGGTAACAGCAGACAACGCTAACATCACAGCGGGCAAGATTAAGCAAGGAGGACTCGAGATAATCTCGGAATTCCAGAGACAGGGGGTCACAGACCAGAAGATAATTGATCACGCCTTGGTGTCATTTAGCGGTAAGGTACACGCAGGGATAGTGGATAGACTACTAGCGAACGGAGACTCCGGGGGAGCTGTTGCATACATACAGGAGAAACAGACAGCGGGAGAACTAACATCCGAGCAAGGGGTAGCGATGATGAAGGTTGTAAAACCGGAGGTGGATTATCATAAAGGACTAGGTATCGCGGGTCATGCCAAAGATATGATTGAAGGTGGGTCAACAGAGGAAGAGGTTAATGATTATGTATCAGAAACA